AATACAAATTGGATAGAAGAATTAGGAATTCAAGATGTTTTATTTGGCGAAAATAGAGATAGAAAATATTCAGACAATGTTTATATTATTAGAGGAATTTATACACTACAGGATATAGATTTCAATTTAAGTCAGTTCGGCTTATTTCTTAATAATGATAATATAATGATAACATTTCACTTACGGTCAAGTTTTGAATCACTCGGGCGTAAAATAATGGCAGGTGATGTAATAGAATTACCCCATCAAAAAGACGAATATGCCTTAGATGATCAATTAGTAGCTCTAAAAAGATTTTATGTCGTTAGTGAAGTAACAAGACCAGCATCTGGATATAGTCAAACCTGGTATCCTCATTTAATTAGAGCTAAATGTCAACCTTTAGTTGATACTCAAGAATTTAAAGAAATAATGAACAAAGATGCAGGTGCAGGTGACGGCACAACTATAGGAGATTTAATTTCAACCGCTGGAAAGAATTTAGAAATTAATCAACAAATTGTCGAACAGGCTCTGTCAGATGTAGGTAAAAGTGGTTACGAAACTCAGCATTTATTTGTTATCCCTAAAGATGATAAAAATTTAGTAGAAATAGAAGATGTAAGCAACGAAATAGCAGATGCTAGCACAGAGTTCTTAGATGCTAGTTTAATCCTTGCTACTCCTGAAAAAAATTATTATCTAGGCTATTTGTCAGGGGATGGTATACCTACGAACGGTGCGCCATATAATTTTGGTATTTCTTTCCCACAAAATGCAGTAGCAGGACAGTTTTTTTTAAGAACTGATTATCTTCCAAATAGATTATTTAGATTTGATGGTAGACATTGGATTAAATTTGAAGATAATGTGAGAATGACCGTTAATACACAAGGATCTACACAAACCACTGATCCTTTATTAAATAGACAAACTCAAAAATCTACATTTGTTAACAATATAAACACGGCAACGATTGCCGGAGAAGTTGTAACTGAACGTCAGGCATTAAGTAAAGCATTAAAACCAAGGGCAGATTTATAACATGGATCATTTTTACGATGGACAAGTCAGACGTTACTTGACACAATTTATAAATTTTTTCAGTAATTTCAATTACAAAGATAGTAAGGGAACTTTATATCAAGTTCCGGTTAGGTATGGCGATATAACAAGACAAGTAGCACAAATTATTAATGGAAATAGTGAGAATAAAATACCATCTGCTCCTTTTATCTCATGCTATATAAAAGATTTGCAATTTGATAGAGCAAGACTACAAGATCCGACATTTGTCAGTAAAATTAACATTCGTGAAAGAGATTTTGACAGCAATACAAATTCTTATTTGAATCAACAAGGGGCAAACTATACTATAGAAAGAATCATGCCAACCCCTTACACGTTAACTTTAGCTGCCGATTTATGGACAACAAATACTGAACAAAAATTACAATTATGGGAACAAATAGTTATATTTTTTACACCGAGTTTTGAAATCCAAACTACAGACAATTACTTAGATTGGACAAGTTTAAGTGTTATCGAACTAGAAAATCAACAATTTTCATCTAGAACTATTCCACAGGGAGTAAACGAAGATATTGATATAATGAATATGACTTTTAAATGTCCAATATGGATTACTCCTCCTGCTAAAGTCAAAAAGTTAGGAATTGTAACTAAAATAATCAGTAATATATTTTCAGTAGATCCAAGAGGTAGTATTGAGGGAATATACAACAAAGACGGTGTGGCTGAAAGATTTAATGAAATTAGTCCTGATACAACAATAACAATTACACCCGGTAATTATGATCTGCTTGTTTTGAACAATACAGCTAAAATAATTAAGGCAAACGGAAAAGGTGAAGAGATTGATTTAAGCAATGATGCAAATATTTCAAGTTGGAGAAAATTATTAGACCTTTATCCAGGAAAATTTACAGCAGGGTTGAGTCAATTAAGATTTAATCAACCAAATGGTGATGAAGTAATTGCATATATTAGTTTAGATCCTGCAGATGAAAGATCGATGATTTTAAATATTGACACAGATACGATTCCTAGTAATACTATAATCAGCGGTCGAGGAACTGTAGATGCAGTCATAAACCCTCAAACATATAACCCGACCGGAGTAGCTGCTAATACAAGATTTCTTATACTTGAAAATATCAATATTCATGACCAATTTAATGACATCGATTTTGATGGCCCAGATGCATGGAAAAATATTTTCGGAGATGATTTTCAGGCAAGAGCTAATGATATAATTGAATGGAATGGTTCGATTTGGTCAGTTGTTTTTAATTCAGAAAACGTAACTGACGTTGTCTATATAACGAACTCATATACAGGCACACAATATAAATGGGATCGTGGAGAATGGAAAAAAACTTATGAAGGCATATATTCCCCAGATCTATGGAGACTTATACTTTGATTTGTAGTGGCGGATTGTTTCTAGCAAAAGATACTAAAAGATTTTTATTTTTATCAAGAACTCAATTAAAATCAAAAGGTCAGTGGGGATTAGTTGGAGGTAAAAAAGAACCTTTGGATTTAACTCCATTTGATATTGTATTGAGAGAAATAAAAGAAGAAATAGGAGATGTTTCTAATATTATTAAAACAATCCCTTTAGAATTATTTGTAAGTGAGGATCAATCTTTTCAATATAATACCTATGTTTTATTAATTGAAACAGAATTTATTCCAAAACTTAACAACGAACACTCGGGGTATTGTTGGGTAAGTTGGAATAATTGGCCACAACCCTTACACCGAGGTGTAAAAAATAGTCTGCAAAATAAAATTATTAGGGCGAAATTAGAACTACTACTTGATCTAATTTAAGCAAGAATGACTGAAAGCAAAAGTTCCTAAATGTCGTATATCTCTGCTTAGATGAGTATCTACATAAAGGTCAACATTTAAACTTCTAATTTTTTCACAAAGAATCATGTCCTCACCAAGCCAATCGTTAGATTCGGAGCTATACTTAAATTCAAAGAATGGTTTTTGAAGTTTTTTGAAAATTTCTGTTTTCATTAAAACACAACCCATACCTATTCCTTCTATTTTGATAAGTTCATCTTGTAAATCAAAAGATAAAGGGTTGTTCCAATCATACATTTTCGTGTAGGCAACACCTTTCAAAGGTGGAGATCTTTTTACATAATTAGCAGCAACAAAATCTTTTTTATGTGCTAAAAGTCTTAAAAAAGTTGATGACGGAAATGTTATATCACTGTCTAACCATAGTATATATTCACTATTATATTCAACTGCTTGATCTGCTAAATGTTCTCTTTGCTGTAAAAGAACGGTAGATGCATTCATAAAAACTTGTGTTTCAATACCGTTATTTGTATTTAATTTTACAAGTTCGACAAGAGAAGAAGCGTGTGCACTATGTAAAAAATCTCTACATGGAATACAAATTGCTAGTTTTGTTTTTTTAATGCCCCATAAAGAGGAATCTAAAACACTTTTCATGAACTAGCAATATCTCTCGATAAATTTTCGCCTTTTATGACTAACCCATGTATAGCATCAATAAGATCTTGTGTTCTTTTTGCACACAGGATAAAATCATTTGGACTTAACTTACAACATAAATTTAGAAGATTAACAGAAATTTTCCCTAATGCCAAAGTTTCTATTGCACATTTTCTAGCTAGATCTTCTATGAATGTATCTCTTACCACAGTATCAGTGTTTGATAACAAAATCTCACACTCATATTTGTCCATATCTTCAATAATTTCTAATAAAAAACTATATTCTCTTTCTTCGTCTTCTGTTCTCATACCTTGATTTAATTCGTTTAAACGTAATAATAATTTTTTCAAGGTTTCTGGATTATTATTTCTATCATTCCAGATTATAGTTTCTAATTCCCATTTACTGGGATTATTTTTGATTTTACTGAGTAAATTTAATGCTTCGTCTAAATTCATTATACACCTTTTTAATATGCGTAGGGATGAGGTCTCCCGCCAAAGGTTGCTGAAAAATCAACTTGTGTCGTAGCGGTCGCTCTATTGATTCCATATACTGAGCAAAATGCCAAAATACCACTTAATTTAATATTTGTTCCGCCTAACGGCGCATTTCCTACCGCGCCAGCGGCATAATTTGTAAAAGCTTTATTTACGCATCCGAATGATATTTGACTGCCTGTTGCGGGAATTATCATTTTATTTTATATATTAGTTGATAATATATTTATCAAATTCTTAGAGTATGAGGTAATCTTCTCCCACCGGGTTTTACTGCAATTAACCAACATGTTACAACACAAACATTCATATTTTTGAGCCATTCATTTGGAAACCATGTTTCCTTTCTATACTCTTGGAATTTAATATCTTTGTTTCCAATAAAATTAGCTAGATAATCGTAAGTATAATATAAAAAACTATTTTCATTCCAAAAACTTACATGTGTCGGATCTTGAAAAGCGCCTCGACCGTCGGTACTGGGGACCTCAATAAATGCCCATCCACCATGCGCTAAAACTCTATGAATTTCACTCATTGTTTTAACTGGATCATTAAGATGTTCGATAACATGACTTGCATGAAGAACTCCGACACTGTTATCTGGTAATGGAATTCCTTTATTTAAATCATAATTTAAATCTGAATTTTGTTTATCAATAGTTAAATATCCGGGTTTAGGATTAATTGCACCACCGATATCAACTAGCAAAAGATCATTATCTCTAGCATCTTTTTCTGCTAAAGTCATAGCATATTGATTAAACAACTCAACTGTTTTTATTTGAATAGCTTGATTTCTTTCCAACCAAGTGTTATCACCAGTTATACGATAAATGTATAAAGGTTCTGGAATATGGAACATTTTAGTTTTCATATAAGTTCGAATTATTAGTTCATGATCGTCACAAATAGATAATTCTACATTATGTCCGCCTAGTTCTCTATAAACACTTGCTCTCCATGATCTAACATGATCTGGAGCATACCAAATCCACCCTATACTATGACTACTCGGAGGAAAACTATTCATCGAATATAATTGTTTTCCCTTCCAGGTAAATGTTTTATGAGTCCATCCATACAGAGGATCAAATGGTTTAAATTCATCCTTCATATGTAAAGTGGCATTATCACTGTAAACAAATCCAACTGTTTCATCTTGAAATGCATAGTTAAGTTTTTCTAGACAAGTTTCTACTAACATATCATCATGATCTGCTTCAACCAAAATATCTCCAGTTCCAAGATGAAATGCTGCATTTTTTATATGTCCGATATTGGGATTTTCGACTAATGCTGTATGTAATATTACTTGCGGATGTTTTTTAATATCTTCTGGAATGTCGCTTTCTTTGCAACCGTTATTCAAATAAATTATCCACTCCCAATTTTTATAGGTCTGATTAATAATCGAATCATATAATTCCAAAAGATATGGAACATTTTTTGGATTATGTTCCGGGGTAATTATACTAAATTTGTAATTCATAAAAAATCCTTAGTTATTTTTTAGGTCTAATAAGTGCTGTTTAGTTTGGGCAATTATTTCATCGAAAGGAGGATTTACTTCATACAGATAAGGATTTCCTCTACTTTTATAAAAATTAAATGCCTTAGGATTTCCAGAGCCAATCCATTGTTCACACAAATATTGCTGTAATTCAATAGGTTGATAGCAAAATAAAGGATCTAAAGTTTTTAGGTAGCTTGCATTTGCCCACCAAAAAAATCCTTGGTAATGGGGTGCTCTGATACCGACAGTTTCTTCTTTATACCAAGCAGTTTCTAACCAATCTGTCCCAACACAATCATAATAAGTTAAAAGTCGTAAACAGTCTTGCCATTCTCCAAGAACTAATTTTTCCATATATTTCCTCCACGCATATCTATACTGTTTTCTACTAGGATCTGTATGCGATATTCCAAAGGAATGAAAAAATAAAACTTTATAGTCAGGATTAGCATTTGCAAACAACCACATTCTTTGCTGAATATGATTATATGCTCTATATTGTTTCTTATTATGAATTCTATCTTCTTCTAAATCTCCCAGATATGTAACATTATTAAATTTGTCACCGAGTTGAGGTAGAGGATTACGTCCCTTTACAAAAACATCAATGAATTCACATGCATCATAAAGGCCAATTTGTTGTATATATGACATTTGATCGTAATAAAAATCTTCGATCCAGCGATCGTTATATTGACCTATCATATAGAATATAGCAATTTTATTCATATCTAACGTTATTTTACAAAATTAATCAAAGAAAAACAAGTGAATTAATCTTCCATTTTCTTTGTTTTGTCCAAAATATGGGCCCGCTGAATGAATATTTTTTGCATCCATTATAATCAATCTATTATAGATGTTTCCAACATCGTCTACTGTATCAAATTTAGTACTATCATAAAAACCATAATCAAAACTAGCATCTATATTTTCTTCATCTCTGTTTCTTGCACCAGTTAAAATAGACTTGTGCAATCTAGTTCCGCTTTTTAATGGGGCATTCGGTGTTAGATAAATTATGCCGGCCCATTTTTGACTATCATAATGATATACCTGCGGATCTTGTGCATTTGTTATTTGAAAAACTCCATTAAATCCATGATCGTCCCAATTATGAATTTTTTGTCCTATTATTTTTTCAAAACATTCTTTTAATATTTTGGGTCTATACGCTTCTCTCGACCTCAATCCTTTAAAATATCTCAAATCCTCTACAAATTCTAAAGTCAGGGCATATTCACGAATACTATTAGGATCTTGATAAAAATTATCCACAACAAAAAGTGAAGGGGTTTTATGCCTATTAAGATTCAAATTAAATTTTTTAGATTTTAATTGTGTTTTTTCTTGAGCTATTTTATGTAAATCAAATACATAAGTCCCTGTATCTCTATAACAATTATTATCTATTATGAACATAAATTCAGGAAATGGATTGAGCCTATCTTCGTATACAAGTTTAGTAGTAATTTCTAACATTTTATCATATTGTTCTGTTTGAAGATACGTTTCAGCCAATATTACCAAATGCTCATTTCTTTTAGGACAAAAACTATCAGTATATTCTAACCATAAAATTTTGTTCTCGTTATCATTCAAATATCCATATGCTTGTCCTATTAAAAGAGCAGCATAGTATCCCATTTCATCTAATCGTTCTGCTTTTAAATTTTTTGAGAAATTATGAGTCACATCTAAAAATTTTTGAAACCACCAAATACATCTTCGTGCATATTCATCATTATGATTATCTAAGGGTAGTTGACAAATTTTATAAGCATCATTGTAACTCTTTCCTATATACCAAAAATGATATTGATCTTTTAATAAGGTGCCTTCTTTAATCATTTTTTCTTCTAGGATTAAGGCATCACTTAAAAACTTAGTAGGCACTGTCCAACTCTGCCCATCATTGAAAGAAACATGACGGAATTCTTTTGGTAAATTTACTCTTTCAAAATTTTCACCTATTCCGTCTATTTCCAGAGAGATGGTCTCATGTGATGTATCGTGATTAAATCTCCATGGTAATTTTGCATTCCATATCCAGGCTCTATTATATATTGTTCCTCCCCTTACGTTAGGAACATGGAATGCTTGTATATTTGTATTGTTAAATATAGACCAATCAAAATTATCATCAACTTCAAGTATTTCATCGCAATCCATTTTTAGAATCCAATCGCACCCGTGTTCTGCTTGCTGACAACGTTGCAATAAGTGATCCCTATTCCATCCAAATCCTTTCCACCCCTCTTCGCATTTGTAAACGAATCCTGGTATATTTTTTCCTTGGAAAAATTTTTCCACTATCTCTGGAGTTCCGTCGGTGCTTCCATTATCTTGGATTACATAATAATCAATATATCTATAACATGATTGAAGCATTCTTTCAATGGTATGAGCTTCATTTTTAAACATTGTTATCATTACAAATTTTTTTTCTTTGTTGTTGATTTTAGTTTTTATTTGAGGTTCAACAATATTAATCGATTGTTTATTATCAATCGGTTGATTAATTTCTAACTTACCATTTTTAAGGTTAATTTTTATATCATTCATGTTTTTCTCTACATTTATATACTCAGTGGGGACATAAAATCTATGATAATATAGATCTGATATTTCTTTAACTACGTTAGTATAATTATAAAGTTTTGGATTTCCAGTGCCAATCCAAAATTCACTTTTCCATCGTTGCCCGGCAATATCTTCATCAATAGGATTATATAAAAAATCTACATCTAATGATTTAATGTATGAAGAAGTTGCCCACCAAAAATTTCCTGAAAAATGCCCAAAATTCATTTTTTCACCATTCAGATATGCCACTGGCCAATATTCTGTTCCAACACAATCATATTTGTCTAATAGATTAATATTTTGACGCCATTTCCAAATCGTGAAATATTCTAAATATTGCCTCCAACGATGGACATTATATTCTTTAGGATCATTTTGCCAGGAAACTCCTTTTGTGTGAATATACAAAATTTTATATCCATCATTATTTTGACAAAAGTTATGTAATGTTTTTAATGTATCTGCTTCTGATATTTTGTTTTTATTATATCCGTAGATTATTTTTGGTAATGTTTCCGGTAATGGTTCATCTCCATTAATCCCTACATAAAAATAGTTTAAAGAGTCATAGAGTCCTGAAAAAACTATTGAATGAATTTGATTTTGGTATAATAATTTCCATCTCCAATCATTCAATTGAGCCACATGATAAAAAATGGCTAACTTCATTTTTTATGTTTTTACTCGTTCTTGAATTAATTTTTTTATAGTTGGATCATCTTTTTGATCTGCCGATGGAGCATAAAGTGCTCTCATCCTTAGGTCAGTATGATATGGGGGATCTATCAAATAATACATTGCAATACTTTTTCTATATATATTTTTTGGACAAGTTAAAGGGGTAGCAAATCCATGCCAAGAGTTTTGTGTTGTATCAAATAATACAGCACGATTAAACACGTTATCAATAACTTTAACTAATTCTTTAGGTTGATTATGGTCTTCATCGTGCGTCCACATTTCTAATCCCCCGCCCCAACTTGAATTCCAATTTTCGGTGAGATAATAAATTAGATTAAGTTTTCTTTGCAATTTTAATTTTGGATGAATATTATAATCTAAATGGACATTTAATTTTCCGCCAGCACCATGAATATGCCAACCTGCTCCATGTAGACCATAATCTGGATATAATTTCGATATTCCGGTTATTTTACAAAGGTA